TTATCTTACGATTACTACTCGCTCTACTTAAACGAATCTGAATCAGAAAATGATGTTGGCGGTGATAACTATGAAAATTCAGGGAGTGCGGGGTGGTTTGCTAACGAATCAACAGGGTCGCAGCATCACGTTAAAATTAGGAATGTTGAGATTTACGATGGCAGCAATACCGACACCGTTCGGATGGTAGATAACAGTAAGGACTTTGTTTTCTACGGGTTCGCTGGCGTTGAGGGCTATTCAAAGTTCGGCAAATTCACGGGCAATTATGACGATGACGGGCCATTTATTTACACAGGATTTCGACCCAGATATTTGATGATTAAAAATGCTACTACCGACGCTACGAGCTATGGATGGTTCATAGTGGACAGCGCGAGGGAACCTGCCAACGAAATGGCTGACTTTCTTATGGCAAACTCACTCGCCGATGAGGATACGGCAGCGTCAAACAAGGTGGATTTCTTATCTAACGGATTCAAAATGAGGGGGCAGGGAAATGTTACAAATGAAAACAATCAAACTATACTGTATATCGCCTTCGCGGAACAGCCATTCGCAGCACCAAGCAACGCCAAATAGGATTAATTACTATGCCATATATTACAACAGAAGGACGCGCACTCCCGCTAGACAAAGCCTTCACTCATAACAACATTTCATTCCCTGCTAATTGGCTTCGGGTGTCCACCCCTACCGACAAAGAGGCTCAAGGCATTAGCTGGGTTACACCTGAAGAACCACCAGTAGTTCGTGCGCCGTTGGAGCGTGAGAAGTCTAAAGGCATTGCACAGGCTAAAGACACTGCGGGGAAGATGTTGGCCCAATCCGATTGGATGGTGATTTCCAGCGTGGAGCGTAGTCGAGTGGTGGCCGATGATTGGGCCGAATACCGTGCCGCTGTCATTGCAGAGGCGGATCGGCTGGAAGGCGAATACAACGCTGCCGAAAGCTACGAAGACTTTGACAAGATTAAACAGGAATGGCCGTTAGATCCGAACCAACAGGCCGAGCTTGATCGGATAGAGGCTGAAGAGGCTGCGGCTAAAGCGAAGCGGGAGGAGGATAAAGATGGCGGAGTATGATCCTAATTCATTATCGGCACAGTTGGCTAGGATCGAGTCTCGTCAGATACACATAGCTTCCCGACTCGATGAAATTGCGGAACGAATGAACAACCATTCATTAAGATTAAAGTATTTAGAGGAGTTTCGTTGGAAGCTCGTCGGAGCGATTGGACTAGGATCAGCGGGTGGAGCGGCAGCGTTTAGTAAGTTGTTTGGTGGAGAGTAATATGAAAGATAAACTAAAAAGCAGAAAGTTGTGGGTCGCTATTGGCGGCGTTTTAACCGTATTGGCAACTGAGTGGGCGGGAGTCTCACCGGAAATGTCAGAGCAAATTATCGGCGCAGTGATTGTCATTGTTCCTGCCTATATTGGCGGACAGGGCATCGTCGATGCAGTGAAGGAATACGCTACCAAAAAATGATAGTTGATCTCCTAGCCGCTCTTCGCGCAGTGCCGAAGATTTTGGACGCGCTGGAGCGGCTAGGGGACATCCACACGGCACACGTTGCACAGCAAAGGAAAGATGAAAAAGATAAAGCTGTTATTGATCTTATTACTGCTGCTCGTGAGCGGCGGTTGCGGCGTGAGCGTGAAGCTGGACGGATTTCGAGAGATAGCGGAGAGGCATCCACTGGGGATGGAGCAGGTGACGGAGAACAGTGAAAGTCAGGCGTTAGTCATAGAGCTTGGGAAATACATAAACGAACTAGAACGTAGAATTGAGGCAGAATAATGGGTGATTTAACCGGAAGCACAGTAGCCAGTACCTACTCACAACTTTTAAACGTAGTCAGTCTGGATGGCACATTTAGAAACGTAACTGACGGTGACGGCACTGCCAGCGGCTTGACGCTTTCAACCTCTGGGGTTCGTGCTGGCACTTTGAACGCAACTAGTGCTGTAACATTTGACACTACACTAGGTGTTACGGGAGTTATTACAGCGAGCGCGGGCGTTACTGGAGATGTGACAGGAAACGTAACTGGCAATGTTACTGGCAATGCTACGGGTGATTTAACCGGAAACGTAAAAACCACAGACGCGAGTGCAGCGGTTACAACTGTCTTAAATGCCAATGTCGGCAGTGATAGTGCCGCGACATTCACTGGCGATGTCACTGGTAATCTGACTGGCGACATTAAGACAACGGACGCGAGCGCAGCGGTTACGACCATCTTAAATGGCAACGCGGGAAGCGACGATGCAGCAGTGTTTACTGGCAATGTTACCGGAGACACTACAGGAAACGTCACCGCCACATCCGTTCTTGCTGACGGAGTTACTGCTGCTACGCAAAGCTCAAGTGATAACTCTACTAAGGTTGCAACAACGGCTTACGCTGATGCTGCTGGGGCGGCGGGTAGCCCAACTGGTTCTATATGTCAACACGCAGCGTCATCGCCCCCAGCAGGTTGGCTTGTGTGTGATGGAACCGCTATTTCTAGGGCAACTTACAGCGTATTGCACGGTATTTTAAAAGATGTTGGAGGAACGGACTCTTACGCTTACGGCAGCGGTAATGGGTCTACCACATTTAACCTGCCCAACCTAAAGGGGAAAGTGGCTGTCGGCCTTGATAGCTCTCAAACTTCTAGCCCTGACTTAGCTGACTTAGGAAACACTGGCGGATCAAACACTCACACGTTAACAGTCTCAGAGCTGCCATCGCATACTCATACCATCAATATGGGTGCTAGTGTGGGTAGTAATTCTGGGAGCAATGCCAGCCGGACGCCCGACACGGGAGGCTCGGATGCAAACACTCAGTCGGCTGGCAGCGGGAACTCGCACAACAACTTGCAACCTTACATTGTCTTAAATTATATCATTAAAACATGACACTTACTGAGCTATCTAACTTTGTAACGACGAAGCTCTCGGACACCGATAGCTCGTCTGTATCTGTCTGCAAAGACTTTATCAATCGCCGTTACCAGATGATCTGGGACAGCGGTCTGTGGGATGAGACGTTAGGTGTTGCGTCTAAAGCTGTAGCCGCACAGGACACAGAGATTGTGTTGGACTCCGCGCCCACAGTTACCTTTTACCAAAGCTCTTCTGCACCTATCACTAAGATTGATTTCCCTGTCGCCATTCGGTTCACCGAAACCGGAGACACTGACGGGGTAAATATCTTTAACGAAGAGTGGGTTACGTTTTTCCAGCTTGATCCTAATATGTGGGAGAATGTTTCTTCCCGTAGGGCTACCCCAACCAACTTTGTCAACCTCCCGAAAGACGGAAGTGGCAACTGCCGGATCAAGCCTGTGCCAGTACCGGACAGTACTGGCACTCTATTTGTGCTAGGCAAGCTGAAGTGGGTTGCGTTGGGTGATAATGATTCCCCCACTCTTAACGGCATTGACAATGCGCTGCTTGCTTTTGCGGAGGGCGATATGCTTGAGCGTTCGCGTCAGTATCAGAAAGCCCAGCTTAAATTTACTGAGGCTGCATCGCACATCCAGATTATGCGCGACCTAGAGAATGGTCAGAAGCAAAACATTAGCCGCATAATCCCGCACACTGAACAAGAGATTAACTTCCGAGATGTTGTAAGCTAATGCCTATACAAGAGAACAGCCAGCTTGACGATCAGATTGCCTTCGACGGAGACGTATCATTTTCCGGCGGTCAGGCAAGTAACGTGCGTAAGAACACGATTGCCGAGGGTGCTTACTCTATAGGGAAGAACACTGACTTCGACACCTTTGGCAACATTGTAAGCCGCAAAGGCGTGGCACAGCTTGTGGGAGATGTTGTTAACTCTGTTTGGGGCGGCATAACAACAACGTGGAACGCCACTTCTACTGTATGGACTTCTAACTTTACTGGGTCTGTTGGCTCTATTGCCTACTTTGACACTCCAACAGTTGAAAAGATTGTTGTAGCAGAGTCGGATACTGCTGGTGCAACGTATAAGATTAAGATTGTTGGTGAAACTGGCTCTATTGCTGACACAGGCGGCACGTTTAGCTCAACAGCAGATTCAGTTTACTTTGCCCAACTTGTTGGACGTATGTACTATTGCGATGGGGTTGGTAGCTTAGGCTACATAGATGACACCTCTTCATCTCAAGTAATTACCGTAGGAAAAATAACCAGCGTTGAGATGACTGACACTGGCAGTGAGTATGCATCAGTTCCTACTGTAACATTTTCTACCAGCAGTGGCTCCACAGCCGCCGGAACAGCCGTCTTAGGCTACGGGGGGAAGGTTCAGAGCATTAGTATTACGGACGCAGGTTCTGGATACTCTGCTACAGTTCCCCCTACAGTCACTATATCGTCTGCCCCGTCTGGCGGCACTGACGCAAAGGGGGTAGCGCACCTGTCGCAAACCCCCTCTAAGCCAAAACTACTTACATCTCACACTAATAGGTTATTTTGCACATCTGCTGATACCGCCGTACCCAGTGACACGCTTTATGCTAGTGACATTTTGGATGGGGAAAGTTGGGACATTATAGGCAATGCCATAAGGGTTGGTGACGGCACGGGCGATCCGATAACAGCCATAGCCTCTTGGTACTCCTACAACTTACTTGTGTTTAAGGAGCGTAGCGTGTGGGTTGTTGAGGCTAATCCAGCGGTAGCAGTTGCTGACTGGTCTATTAAGCTGATCAACAATAGGGTGGGTTGCGTGGCACACAGGTCGGTGCAACAGGTCGGCTCTGATGTGTTTTTCCTAGCCTCCGATGGTGTGAGAAGCCTGTCTACGATTGAGTCTGGAGCGCAAACAGATGTTTCCACCCCTATCTCTGCCCCTATAAACGACCAGTTCAAACAAAATACAGACGGGTTTCAATCTAAATCTTGTTCTGCATTTTACGATAACCGTTATTTAATTTCTGTATGCTCTGATGGGCTTCAGGTTCCGAATCGCACATATGTGTATAACACTGAGCAGAAGTCTTGGAGCGGGTTCTGGACTGGCTGGCAACCCAATGACTTTGCAGTTACAAGCTTTGGCGGCAAGACCCGTCTCCAGTTTGCTGATCAAACAGGCAAAATCTACACTTGGCTAAACTTCATTGAGCTTAATGACGAGTCTGAAAGTTTTTACCTAGACCAGACCACCCCTTACGAGACTGAGTTAGTTACTCGTGCTTACAATTTTAAAGAGATATTCGCTCCGAAAGCTGGGTATCAAGTTGAGTTCGATATGGACAATCAGCTTGCACAAGACCAAAAGGTTAGTTTCTTTTTCCTGAAAGATATGGACGGTTACGAGTCCCAAATCTTGCAGGAGACCGGATTTGAACTGGAGACTGAGGAGTTAGATGACCTTACACAGACATTCCTAGGGGAGCTTGCGTCTGATGTTGTGGTGGGCAACGGTAAGCGTCATTTTATTAAGGGATTTAACCTTTTGAGCAAGGGCAAGTTTGAGGACATACAGTTTGTAATAGCTACAGACTCTGGCCGACTGTCTTTGCACTCCGTAAAAACGTCAGCATTCCCAGATACTATTAACCCGCAGCGATGACACACCCAGAATCCACAGTAGAGATGGCAGATTTCCTAGCGGAGAATCTTGACTTCTGTGCGGGCTGGGATCGTGAGCGTTTGCTTGATTGGGTGCAGTGGTTTGTGAATAATGACCGTTATTACGCTGTCAAGGCGAAAGGGCAGCTAGTTGGGTTGACATTATTACGGATGGTGGACACTGAAAAGCAGTGTCATGAGCATTATAAGGATACGGAAGGGGGCATTTGTTATGTGGAAGCCTGTGTAAGCAGGTTCCCGCGCTGCATAAACCGGATGTACGAGATGGTCTGGAACAGATGGTCACAGACCGCACATAGTATGGCGTGGACGCGCCACAAGTATAACAACAGAGCGACAGTTGTCGATATGGGCAGAATTAAAAGACGTTTTTTAGGATAGTAAAATGGGCAAAAGATCACCAGCACCACCACCTACCCCTGATTACGCTGAAGCGAATCGTGAGGGGGTTTTTGCAGACATAGATACGTTGCCAACGCGCCGACTGATTGAGTCAGCAGCGCGTCAGGGGACAATGGTCGAGTACGAAGACCCTCGGACGGGGGAAATGCGTACTGCGGACTTCAGAGGCTTCGGAGATATTGATCTTACGAAGGCTGAGATGTCCGGCCTGATTGATCTTGTCCCGCAGCTAACGCAAGCCCAGCTAGACAATCTCGTTGAGTTCGGCCCACAGTTTGTCACCGCGCAGCGGGAGCAAATGCAGCAGCTAGACCCAGAAGGGTTTGGTTTGCGGGAAGACTTTGCCCGTCAACTGCGTGAAGGGCGAGGAACAGCAGAAGAGCTGGCTTCAGGAACGCAATATGAGGAGGTTGGTGATGCCCCTGAGTTGCGTACTGACACAGGTCAGACTGCCGAAATGCGGCGTCAGCTTGAAGAACAGGTACTAGACCAGCTAATGTCCGGTGAAAGGCTCACAGGGGCGCAACAACGCGCATTAGAGCAGGGTCT